TGCTTCTGGATCATCCATAATTTCTTTATATTTTGCATCAGAAAGATGGTGAGCATTTAAAGCATAAAGTTTTGTATATTCTTTTTTTAAACTTCTATATAATCTTTTGTTAATTGCAGCAAATATTTTACTACCTTGCTCTACTAAAGCACTAATTGTACCTGTAGCTACATTCTGTGCAGGTTGTTGTCCTTTCATCACGTCTGTAGAAGAAGAAAGATCTTTACCCATTTGTAATAATAAGCCTAATAAACTAAATAATGTTTGAGAAGGTTCTCTTACAGGTAATGGGAACACATTTTGAGAAATATTAGTGCCTGAAGCAGCATCTAATACTTTCCACTCACCCATTTTAATCTTTAATTCACCATTTTTAATTCTTAAGCCTCTACCTAAAAAGCCGCCTTGTGTATTACTTAATGTTCCTGCGTCTAATAGCTGATTGATTAAGGTATTAATTGCGGAATTAATAGGGAGAAGCAAACTACCAAAACCAATACTATAGAATCCACCATCTGGTGATCTAATAAAATGGAAGTCTGTAAAATAATGTATTGGTTCAATACATACTACTTCACCATTTTTATTCTTTTCTATTGTATTAAATCTATGTGTAATTCTAAGAACTTGTCTACTATTTTTATGTATTGTAACAATATAAGGTTCTTTATAATCGTCATCATCTAAATCTAAATAACAATGTTGTTCTAGTAACTCAATAGCAAAATCTTTATCATTATCAGAAGAATCTATTGGTCTTAATAATTCAGGGTCTACAGATTCAGAAAATATACCACGTCTTTGACGTTCTATAATATCATTAGAATACATTGTAATTACATGTGTAATTCTTCGTGCTGTTTCTAAACTTTGTGTTGCATAATTTACAACAATTTTATCAGGAACACATAACATACTAACATTTTTCTTTTCGGCAGCATCATAATATGTTTTCTTAAATGCTGTACCTAATACAGGAATAACTTGTAATAATTTATCTGTTCCATCTTCCCAATCTGTAGATTCACACAATAATTGATAAGACATATATTCAGATACGCGATGAGCCCTGCGTAATTTAGCACCGTCTAAATCTTGGCCTACAATATTAGCTCTAATAACCTTATCATTTTGAATAATTTCAGGCATTACACGTGCAGCAAATTGAATAGAAGCTTCAGAGATTAATGGGAACTTAACATTAGAAGCCCCTGGCCAAGGATGGTTTTTTGGATCTACTTTTTGTTTAGCAATATCCATTGCTTTATCAACAGTTTCTTTCCATTCAGATCTACTATCTTCATCAATCTTATAACCATTGTAAACTTGTTCACCAATTTCAGATAATTTATATTCATCTAATAGGTCGGCGATATTACCACTGTTTTTTAATTTGTCTAATGTTAATTTCGTGTCTTTAGTCATATTTAATATCCAATTGGTCTCTAATTTAATAGCCGGTAAATTCATCTCTGCCGCTGTCATTGGTATCGGCTTTTTCTGTGTAGTCAGGATCAATAGGAATTGACATATAATCCATTCCTGTCATCATTAAATATCTGAGTGCATCTAGAGCATGATCATTTTTCTTAACAATCTTACCATTTTCATCTCTTCTGTATACACGATATTCTTTTAATAGATTTTTACATGTGCTAAATATTTTTAATTGCCCGGACGCAAACATTTGTCCTACTTTCATTATACCAGCATTTATCGAATTATCTGCAAATTCTAAAATTAATCCTGCTTCTTCATACAAATTAAATAAAGCTTTACCATCTACTTGGCTAGATCCTTCAGATGCAGGATCAATTGCTCCTGTAATCCAATCTCCCCTAGCTTTTATAGATTGGGCATGTACAACTGGTTGTTCAAATCCTTCATAATGTTCGGAATAAATAAATATTTTATTACTATCAGGATCTAAAGCCCCCCAAACTGCGGCTGTTTTGTTCCAACCTACGTCTAAACCATAGGCTTTAGGCCACCAACTAGGTATTTTAAATGGTTCAGTAACAATACTGTCTTCTGTATAAGGATAAATAGCTCCAGCTCCTAGAGATGGAACTCCTTTACTACGTGCATCACGTTCATGAGGAGAATAACTATCTAATATTTCTTTCTTTTGGGACTCAGATAGATGAGGTACTTCTTCCCAGTTAACTTGTGTAACAAATTTATATGGGTGTAATGGATCAAAACCATCTTCTGGAACTTTACCATCTGGTAAAAAGTTCATAACTACATCAGATAAACCAAAAAGTGGTGTAAAAGTACAATATATTATACCGGGGTTATATTTGTCCATTGTCCTTGTTAGACATTCTGTAAATATAGACCTATCTTTTGGTTCCTCATCTAACCATATAACTTGTTTTTTAGTTCCTTGAAAACTATCTCTACCCTGTTCATAGGATTTAAATGTTAATTGACTTGTTCCGCCACTTATATGCTGTACAAATACTGTTTCTACAGCATCAGCAACCCCTGGTTTTTTTGTTATTTTTAAAATACAATCTTTAGGAATTAATCCTGTACCAGAATTAGATAAATCCCCTATTAATTCATATTGTTGAATTTCTTTTGTTGATTGATTTGATACTCCTGCTGCCCATGCACTGATAGCATTTAAGAAACGTCTTCCTTCCCACCATTCAGGATATTGTCCTGTTAAATGATAAGACATCTCAGCAGCTCCTGAAACCGTTTTGCCGGTTCGATTTGCTGCGATGAAAGCTCTTTGAGAAAAATCTTTACCAGCATTCATAAATGCTATATGCTTTGGATACAATTCTCTACGAAAGGGTCCTACAGCGGGAAACAATGTAGAGATTTTATTAAACTCTACTTGACGTTCTTTTTCTTCTAATAACTCTAATAACTCTTTTTGTAAGTCTTCCTTAGTTTCAAGAGTCATTATCAATCCCTTTTAAGTCTATACCAAGAGCTTGTAATTTTTCTAATTTTTGTGCTATCTTATAATCTATTTCTTTAGGACTTAAATGTAATTGATTAATTGTTATTTCTGTACTAGAAACAGTACTGCCATTAGACCCTCGTTTATATTCATCAGGAAATTTATTATGCATTAATAATGAAATAGAATTAAAATTAAATCCAGGAATTTTTCCCATGGCTCCTTGAAGTAATATATTTTCATATACACTTTGGCTAATTAGTTTAGCTTCTTCAATTGCGTCTTTGAATTCTGGAATTTCTTTTTTCCATGTGTGAAATTGAGTTTTTTTAATACCTATAGCTTGCATCATAGCAGCTTGGTGACCACCGTTACTAGCTATTTCTAATATTTTTTCACACATCCACGGTTCAAATTTACATGGGCGTCCTGCCCCTGCTTTGCCATTTTCATCATAATCCATCTGAGGATATCCTTAATTAAGTATTTTTATTCTACTTTAACTACAGGAGCAGGTACTAAATCTTGAACTACAGGAGCAGGTGCAACGGGTGCGGCTGGAACTAATGGAACTATAGGTGCTACAGGTGGAGTTACTAAATCTTGTAATTCTTTAAATTCGTGTGCAGCAAATTCTAATCCTTTATTTATAAGATATAAACAAAATCTTACAGGTAATAGAACTACATATAATACTGTTTTAAATATTTTAGCTATCATTTTAATTCCTTTGGGTTATTTAATTATTTAGTTTATAACTACAGAAGCGACTCGCATAGTGGTACTACGAAATCTTGTAATTCTTTAACTTCTCGTGCAGAAAAAGATAATATTTTATTTAAAAAATATAAACAAAATTTTACAGGTAATAGAACTACATATAATATTGTTTTAAATATTGTAACTATCATTTTAATTCCTTTAGATTATTTAATTATTTAGTCTATTGCTGACTTGCCTTCTTTTTGAACTATTAAGAATTCTTTAATAGTTCCTATAAACGTTTTAAAATTAGTTTAAGTGTACTTTTTATTTCTGTAACATCTTCTTTTATTGCTCGAATCTCTACATCTGTTACTTTTTGATTTGTTTGTAGAGTATTCATTGTATCATTCATTACCTCTATTCTTTTAACATGTTTCTTATAGGCCCATAATGTATACGATAGAATACTAGAAACTACCATACCCATAGCATATTTAAGTGATGCGGTATCAAAATCCATGTTATTTCTCTGCTTCATCAAGGGCCTTATTAGCCTCGTCTACTTCCTGTTGAGATAGTGCTCCGTCTTTACGAAGACTATCAAAAAATACCTTTCTATTTATTTTTGCTTTTTCTAGAATATAATTTCTTTTACCATCTAGATAAGTACCTAAGCCGTCAAATATGTTCTTAACAACAGGGGCCCCTACAGTAATACCGTATATAGCTAAAATGATTGTAAGACATATTTGTGAATACCAGGCAGGCATTAAAGAAAAGTTAGCGAATATAACAGCAGACCATTTAGAAGAAATCATTGTAATAGCAAACGGTGTAAATACTAAACAAGTCATAACTGTGCGGAAAGTTGTAGAAGTCATAAGAACAACTTGCTGCGCATTTGCTAATTCAGCCTTGGCAATATCTGTAGCCATCTGTGCTTTAGCAAGTTCAACTTCCTTAGCTGTATTAACCTTAGTAACTTCAAGGTCAAGACGCTTGCTGTAATAATCTCCGATCATTCCGGGAATTTTAGCAAGGAGAGGTAATAATAAAAGTAAAAATGGCATAGGCGTTTTCACAAGTAGGATTTAATACATTATATCACATGTTCGGAAATTCCTAATACCTGACACCAATGTTCCTGATAGGGAACAATCACTGCTATACTGGTGTTTTTAAAGTAAATGTGTAACTTAGGGAACATTTTCCTAAGCCCTTGAAAACATTAAATGGTTTATTTTTGATTCTTTATTTCTAGTCATACTAGATATAATAGCTATGAATGTTCCTGCTCTGGTTCCACTTCCTAGGTCCTTGAAAACATTTTCTTAAGTGCTTGAAAACACTGGGTTTTCTTTCCGGACGATACCCCCACATGGAGTTCGGAAATTCCCCCTAGGTTCACCAAGTTTTGTCGTAACCTACTCCAGTATTTGTCGTGTTCCACTCCTTTAAGCACCAGGGGTTTAGTGACTAAGTATTAGTGACTGCGAGGATTATGAATCATAAAATTCATGTCCGAGTAGGCACGAGCTTGGCGAGGGGCTAAATGCGTAGATTATGAATCTTCGATTCATGGTTGAGCTGTGTTTTATTAGGCCGGCTGCTTAGAGGCTATGTAAGAGGCGAGAAGTAGTTGATGGCAAGAGTGGGTATACGG